GGAGAAGCAGGGGCTTCAGGGCCGGATCGAGGCCCTCCAGCTCCAGCTCTATACCCAGCTCGTCGACGGCGAGACCCTCTCCGCGGTTGGAGATACGGCCGAGAACCCGCGGCTCGTCCTCCCGTTCGTCCGCCAGCAGGTGAAGCCGATCGAGGCGGACGGGAAGATCGCGATCCGGGTCCTCAAGACGGACGGCGAGATCCGCATGAGCGGGACGACGGGGCTCCCGATGACAGTCGAGGAGCTCGTGACCGAGATGCGCGGCTCGAAGGAGTACGCGGGGCTCTTCAAGAGCGAGGCGAAGCAGGGTAGCGGACACCGTCCCGGGACGGGCGGCGGAGGCGGCCCGCGCGGCGCGGCGGACATGAGCGCGAACCAGAAGATCGCGGCCGGACTCCCTGGGCTTCAGAGGTCCTGACGGGACGTGGTACAATAAGACGTGTGGCGCCCGCCGCCCGCGGGAGATCCGACGGCGGCAGCCTGCTACAGGGAGATCCGAGGCAGGTCGGTGCAGAGAGAACCCGATCCACCTTAACCCTTTAGCAGTGTAGGAGTTACACAATGGCAAGTGTCACCCTCGCGGAATCCGCCAAGCTCAGCCAGGACCTCCTGGTGGCGGGAATCATCGAGAACGTGGTCACGGTTGACCGCATGTACGAGCTCCTCCCGTTCGACGAGGTAGATGGGAACGCCCTCGCCTATAACCGGGAGAACGTCCTCGGGAACGCCGTAGTGACCGAGGTCGGCGACCTGATCGCCTCCGACGGCGAGAACCCGATCGACGCCTCGACCGACGGTACCGCGCCGGCTACGTTCACGCAGGTTACGAGCTCCCTGGTCACGATCGTCGGCGACGCGTTCGTCAACGGCCTCATCCAGGAGAGCCGGAGCAACGTCCAGGACCAGACGGTGGCCCAGGTCGCCTCGAAGTCCAAGACCGTCGGCCGGATCTTCCGGCACATGTTCATCAACGGGACCGGCGCCAACGGCCAGTTCACGGGGCTCTCCGGCCTCGTCGCCGCCAGCCAGCACGTCGCCACGGGGGCGAGCGGCGGACCGCTCAGCTTCGCCTTCCTCGACGAGGGGATCGACCTCATCAAGGACAAGGACGGGGACGTCGACTACATCCTCATGCACTCGCGGACCCACCGGAGCTACCTCGCGCTGCTCCGTGGTCTCGGCGGGGCCGCGATCAACGAGGTCGCGACCCTCCCCTCGGGCGCTGAGGTCTCCGCGTACAGGAAGATCCCGATCTTCGTGAACGACAACATCCCGACGAACGTCACGAAGGGCGGAAGCAACAACACGACCAGCGTGTACTTCGGTACCCTGGACGACGGTTCCCGGAGCATGGGTATCTCCGGCCTCAGCGTCATGGGCGCCGCTGGTATCCGCGTCGTGCCCGTCGGCGAGTCTGAGTCTCGCGACGAGACGATCACCCGCGTCAAGTGGTACTGCGGCCTCGCGAACTTCAGCCAGCTCGGTCTGGCGGAAGCGGACGGTATCACGAACTGAGCCGCGGCAGAGAGGGCTCTGGTCGCCTCGGCTCTCCGGGCTGTACTCGGGAGCCGGGGCGCCCTCGGCCCGCATTTGACGACGAAAGGCATACGACATGGCTCTCTACCTTCTTCAGAGACCGCAGACCTTCGGGGCGACGATCATAGACGGCCGTACCGCCGCGATCGTCGAAGCCGACTCGGAGGCCGCCGCCATCCGCGTCGCCACGGCCCAGGACGCGGGGGACTCCCCGTGGAGCGGCGCTACGGCGACGGAGATCACGGCCGGCGTCGCGGCTGACTACGCGGGCTTCACCTACAACGTGAAGGTCTCCGGCGACCCGCTCGTAGCGGGCTCCGCCGACATCATCGACGTTACGTACACAGGCGTCGCGGCCGATACCGTAGACGACATCGGGGACGGCCTCGCCGCCCTCCTCGTCGCCGCGGGACTTACCGCGACGTACACCGGGGCAACCAATACCCTCGAGGTAGCGGCTGCCGGCGACGCGATCGGAGACCACACCCTCGTAGTCGAGGCGCGGCTCCCGAACGCGGACTCTCCTCTCAGCGACCTCGTCGGTGCGATCACCGATCAGGGGCTCGAGGGGGACGCGCTGTCAGTTGTCCTCGAGGACGAGACGGCTATCCCGGCGATCCTCGCGCAGCTCTGAGACGAGGGGAGGCTCCGGCCTCCCCTCGTTTCTCTTTTTATACAAGGGGCTCTATGGCATTCGTCAAGTTCACGTCAACGGGTCGGACGTCGGCCACCGGGAATCCGAAGTACCGCGCAGAACTCGTCCGCGGCGCGCGCCCGGTACGGCAGCTCACCGGGGCGGACATGGAGCAACTTCAGCTCGGCGAGCGCGGGTTCGTTCCCTCCGGAACGGACAAGGACGCTCCGAGATCCTAAGCAGAGACGAGGAGAATCAGAGACATGGCATGGAAGTCCAAGGAAACGATCCTCGCTGAGGCGCACGTTCAGGCTACAGAGAAGTTCTCCCTCGACGTCTCTCCGCCCCCGAAGGGGCAGGCGCACGTCAACGTGCGCGGGGCGACGGCCGGCACGACGGACGCGGTACTGGTAGACGTATCCACCTACGACCCCGCGAGGTGAAGCCATGCGCCTGGGGGCACCCTCGGACGGCCGAAGCCACGAGGCCCTCGACGTGGGGGCACACGACCACCACAACGCTCCGGAATCCGTCAGCTTCAGCAACACTGCCCAGTCTCTTCCGCCCGGGGCGACGTTCGACCTCGACGTCCCGCTCGGGCGCACTGGGTACCAGCTCGCGCGCGTCCAGATAACCGGTCCGGCCGTGATCCCGGCCGGGATCTCAAGCGCTCTCTGGCGGGAGTGCGCCGAGCTCGTCGTAACGACGGACTCCTCGGAGGCCGTCGGTCACAGTATCCGCGACGCGGCGAGCCCGAAGAAGGTGTACGCCGCGACGTACTCGAAGCAGAACGGGGATTCGTACCTTACGCATAAGATATTCGACTCTAACACGGGGAGCGGAAACCGGTACATCTGCGTCCAGGACGCGGTAATCACGGGGAGCATCCTCCGGATTACGTTCAGGAACTACTTCGGGGGCTCGGCGACCCTCTGGGTCAAGGGCCAAGCCCTGGTATGGTGACATGAGACTCGGAGAGCAGATCGTCACAGATCACGACATGCTGCTGGACGTCGGTGAGGACGATCACCACCCGTCAGTCGTGTACTACGACGTTATAGTGAACTCGCAGTCGATCCCAGCGAGCTCTGCGTGGGAGCACCGCGAGCCTCTCGGGCAGCCCGGTCACAAGACGCTCCGGGCGATCCTCAGGGGCGATGAGAACGTCGATATCCAGGGACATACCGGGGTATTCGTCGTGGCTGGCGACTCCGCGGGAGAATGTAGCGGGATCGGTATCAAGCCGTACGGGAGCGGGTACGTAACGAGCTACATGGGCGGGTACTCACGCCTCCACGGCGACGCGTACCTTACGCCCCCGATGTTCGGCGGCGGGGTACGCCTGCGGAACGCCTACATCGACGGCTCCGACGCCGTGCTGGAGTTCTACAACGCCGCCGCGGTTACTCGATTTATGAGCTGCTACGGCTCCGTGGTGGTGAAGTGAGACTCCGGGACTTCCTCCGCCACCCGCTCGCCCACGCGGCGCTGACGAACGTCTCCACGGACCAGCACCACGTTCGGCCGGGGAACCTCGAGGTCGCTAACACTACCCTCACCGTCTACCCGCTCCCCGGTGGGCCGGACGAGTGGGACATCGTGATCCCGTACGCGGCGCAGGCAGTTCTCTTCTCGTTCCGGAGCTCAAATACGACCGCCGAGGGCGGCGGGAAGGCCGGCGTAGTCGGGATCGCTACCCGGAACCAGTTCGACGCCTCGACCTGCTCCACGGGCGGTCACGGCACGATCTCGAGTTCGTCGTACAACGCGGTTTACACGAAGCGGGCGAGCGCGCTGAACCTCTCCCACAAGGTCTTCGCGTCTACCGGCGCCGACGTATCGCTCACCGAGGCGTACCTTTACGAGACCGTGCCGGGAACGACGCGGGTATTCCGGACGGTCTGGACGAACTACTCCGCCGGCCTCCGGACCCTGAACTGCTGGGGCGAGGTCGCGATCCTATACTGAGGAGACCCGAGAATGAGAGTACTGGCGATCTGTCAGGAGGACCCGGAGTGGATCCTCGGCGGCATGGGGCGCCACGTCCGGGAGCTCTACCGGGCCATGGCGGAGCAGGGCGTCTCCGTGGATATCCTCACCTCCGGGCCGGCGGAGGGAACGACGGAGTACCTCGGCTGCCAGAAGCACCACGCCGATAAGCTCGTCTGCTGGAAGCCTCGCCAGCCCGATATGTCGAGCCTCCTCGTCGCCGATATCCAGCTCACGAAGACCCTCGCCCGGCTGATCGCTCAGGGGCGCCGCTGGGACGTCGTACACGTTCACGAGTGGAACGCCCTCCAGGTCGCGCGGGTCGCCCGAGACGCCCTCGACGTCCCTCTCGTCGGGACCATGCACCTCTGTATCACCGACCTTACGCTCCAGGAATGGACCACCGAGACGAAGTACCAGGAGACGGACCTCTACCTCATGCAGCAGGAGGGGCACCTGGTAGTCGGCGTCGACGAGCTGATCCTCTGCTCCCGCGCCTACGAGCGGACGGCGCGGCGGGTCTTCATGACGGACCGGCCCGTAAACGTGATACATAACGGGATCCGCGCGCGGGAGTGGGCTCGGGATCCGGTTCTCGCGGCGCGTGTTCTTGAGAAGTACGGCCTCGCGGACCTAAATCGCCCGATCGCGCTCTTCGTTGGCCGGATCGCCGACATGAAGGGTATCCGACCCCTCCTGGACGCCGTCGAGACGCGGGATACGGGATATCAGATCGTCGTTGCCGGTGAGGTAAACGCTAACACTGAGGAGGATAAGGAGCGGTGGGACGTTACGCATCGGCTCCGGAAGCTCTGCGAGGAGTTCCCGGAGCGGGTCAAGTGGGTCGGGTTCCAGGACGACGACGCCGATCTCCGCGGGCTCTACTCCGCCGCCGACGTCGGGCTCATGCCGTCGATCAACGAGCCGTTCGGGATCGTCGCCTTGGAGTTCATGGCCGCCGGCGTACCGCTGATCTCTACGGAGGTCGAGGGCCTCGGCGAGATCGTTACCGAGGACGATCAGGAGTTCTCCCTGATAATCGAGCCCGGAAGTGCTTCCGATATCGTCGAGGCGCTCACCTTCTTACGGTATAATAGACCCGCGAAGGCTGAGCTCTCGGCTCTCGGACTCCAGCGGGTCGAGGACTTTACCTGGCAGGACGCGGCCGCCAAGACGAGAGAGGTATACGAGAATGTCAAAGCTGCTTAGGAGCCCGAAGGTATCCCAGACGCTCGACCGCGTTCGGATCGCCTCTATTAAGATCGAGGAGAACCCGTACATAGGCCAGCGCTGGGTGGAGTTTTGGCTCACGATCGGCCGCCTGACGAATCCGGCAGACGAGTCGTCGTTCATACAGCACCGGGATCCGGATACGGGCGAGGACGTCTTCACGTACCTGAAGATCGAGAACGGCATGAACCCTCTCCAGCCCGGTATGGCGCTCGGGAAGTGCGGAGACTGCGGCGCGTGGGCTCCCGCCACCTCGGGCGAGTGCGCCGGCTGCGGCGGCACGATCTCCCCGTACGACGGGTGGACCCGGCTGGTCACCCTCGACTCGCCGAACGACATGATCAGGGGGGCGATCGCCGCGATCGCCTACGGGTTCCTCACGACCGAGGAGGTTCCCGACCCGGAGACCTGGGAGCCGAAGAAGCTACTGGACGTAGAGCCGTGAGCGTACGAATACAAACGGGAGATACGGAGCGGATCGAGGCCGTCGTTCTCGACGGCTCTCTCGACCCTCTCACCGGGAAAACGGATATCCTGCTCTCGATCCGTAGGGTAAGCGACGGGCAGTGGTACGACTTCAGCGACGACACGTTCAAGGCGTCCGGCTGGACCACCCGACAGGAGCAGATGACGGAGACCGACGCTACGAACGACCCCGGGACGTATCACTCCGACTTCGATACGAGCGCGATCACGAACGCCGCTGCGGACGATACGTACGAGGTCCGGGTCGACCAGTCTCCCGGGACGGACGCGGCGAACCTCCCGCTGGTCGGGGAGATCAAGGTCGGCGGTTTCGTAGACGACATCGACCAGGCCCTCTCCACGACGGAGAGCAACATCACGACCGCGATCGGGGCGCTAAACGATCTCAGCGTCGCGGACGTCCAGACTGCCATGGATAACCAGGGGTATACGGTAGCGCGCGCCGGGAACCTCGACAACCTCGACGCGGCGATCTCTGCGGTTACCGCCGCGATCGGCGCCCTCAATGACCTCTCGCAGGCGGACGTTCAGGCGGCGCTGACCGCCCAGGGCTACACCTCTGGGCGGGCGCTGAACCTCGACAACCTCGACGCCGCGATCTCCGCGGTAATCTCCGCGATCGCCGCGCTGAACGATCTCTCGCAGGCGGACGTACAGGCGGCTCTTACAGCGCAGGGCTATACGGCCGGTCGAGCCGGGAACCTCGACAACCTCGACGCGACGATCTCCGCGGTAATCTCCGCGATCGCCGCGCTAAACGATATCACGATCGCGGACGTCCAGACCGCCATGACGGCCCAGGGCTACACCGCCGCCCGCGCGGCGTACCTCGACGACCTCGTCACGATCCTCGCCGCCGCGGAGAAGATCCGGAAGGTTACGACGAACCGCGTGGTAGTGAACGCCAGCGATACGCTGATAACGGTCTACGAGGACGACGACACGACGCCGGCCTTCACGTTTACCGTTACGCCGGACCGGCGGGAGAGGACTCCCTGATGGCAGATCCGATAAGTATCTACCCGATATTCACTCGGAACCAGGTCTTCCCGCCGACGCCGACGAGCACGACTATAGTTCAGGGACCTCTCACGGCTACGCTGGAAGAGGACTCGATTACGGTGGTAGTAACGGATTCGACGATTACAGTCGCGATCGATCCGGAAGAGATAGAGACAGGAGTCTGATATGGCCTGCCCGCAGGAGCAAGACATCTGCCGCAAGCGCGGCGATACGTACCCGTTCACGCTGACGATAACGGACGGGGACGGGAACGCGATCGATATCTCGCTATACGCCTTCGTCCTCACCGTGGATCCGAGTTCAGACCCCGCTGACGCGAGTGAGAACCTCTTCCAGCTCTCGGGTACGATCGTCGACGGTCCGAACGGGATCGTCTCGTTCGAGCCGACGGCGCTTCAGGCGGATCAGGAGCCTGATACGTACTTCTACGACGTGCAGATGACAGACGACGCGAGCAAGATCCGGACGATTCTCAAAGGGGAGTTCGAGATCTCGCAGGACATAACGAAGTAGGTGACCCATGGCTGACTTCTTCGTACAGAACGACGGCGGGACGATCGACAACGCTAACGCCTACGTAACTGTAGCCGAGTTCAAGGCATATCACAAGGCGCGGGACAACGACTTCGACGGCGGCGGCGGGGAGATCGAGAAGGCGATCGTTACCGCTACCGACTACCTGGACGACCGGTGGGAGTTCGTCGGCGTCCGTCTCACGAGGGATCAGGCGACGGAGTGGCCGCGACGCGACGCGGAAGACTCTCAGGGATACGTCTGGACCGGCGTCCCGACCAAGGTTAAGGAGGCGTGCTCAGAGTACGCCCTCATCGCCCTCTCCGGCGACCTCGACCCTACGCCGGAGAGGGACGTCTCCGGCCGCACCGTCTCCTCTAAGCGGGAGAAGGTCGGACCGATCGAGGAGTCGAAGTCGTTCTCCGGCTCCGCCCTGTACTCGCCACCGGAGTACCCGGTCGCTGACCGGAAGCTCGCGGGGCTCACTACGGCGTCCGGGTACGCCGACAGGGGGTAGAGACGGTGGCCCAGTACGACAACGCCCGCGCCCTCGCGCTCCGGCTGATCACCAAGTTTGGTGAGCTCAGCACGATCCAGCGCCGGAGCGACACGATCCCGGACTCCACGGAGCCCTGGAACCGGACCGCCGCGGAGACCGGCTACCAGGTCCGCGCCGTCTGGCTCGAGGCGGAGCTCGGCCGGGAGCTCGGGACCGTAGTCGAGGCGGGCGACCAGATCGTATACGTCGCGGCCTCCGGTCTCGCGATCACGCCGACGGCGGCGACGGACCAGATCGTCCGCGCGGACGGGACCCGGTTCTCGATCACGCACGTCCGGCAGCTCAAGCCGGGGGCGCAGTACGTCATGTTCGAGCTCGTGGTGAGGCAGTAATGGCCGCAGACATAAACACGGCATACGACGAGATCCTCGGCGCCTTCCGTACGGCCTGGGAGGCGAACGCCGGGGCGTTCAACGGGGGGACTCCGCCGGAGGTCCGGTACGACGGCGTGGGCGACCCCGGCCCCCCAGACTCCGGCGACCCCTGGGCGCGGGTCCAGATCCGGCACCTCACGGGAGGGCAGGCGAACCTGGGGGCTCCCGGGACCCAGCGCCGGTTCAATCGGGCTGGTATAATAACGATACAGGTCTTCTGGCCCCTCAGCCAGGCCGCGCTCAGTAACGCGCGGAGCCTCGCCGGCGTGGCGAGGGCGGCGTTCGAGGGGCAGGCGACCACGAGTCATATTTGGTTCAGAAATGTCCGAGTCCAGGAAATCGGCCCAGACGGGTCCTGGTACCAGGTAAACGTGCTCGCTGACTTCGAGTACGACGAGTTCGTGTAGGAGGCTACAGAATGGCAACCGTAAACAAGATCGACAGCAACATCACGGAGCTCCGCTTCGCGGAGGAAGCGTCGTTCGACACCCTCCCGGGCTCCCCAGTCTGGTACCCGCTGGAGCCTAACAGCTACAGCGACTTCGGGGGCTCCGTCACGCTCCTGGCCCGGAACCCGATCTCGGCGGACCGGCAGCGCAAGAAGGGCGTGATTACCGATCTCGACGCCTCGGGCGGGTTCAACACCGACCTCACGCAGACGAACCTCCAGAGGCTCCTCCAGGGGTTCTTCTACGCGGATCTCCGCACGAAGGGCGAGTTCGACTCAGACTCCGTCACGAACGTCGACGGGACGGCGGAGGAGTACGAGCTCACGGCGACCGCGCTCAGCGCCGCCGTGGCGGCCGGCGGGACCGGCTATACGGACGGGGACACGCTTAGTACCAGTGGCGGCACCGGAACTCCGGCCACGTTCACGGCCACGGTCTCCGGCGGCGTCGTCACGGCCGTCACGCTCGATACGGCCGGATCCTATACCGTCGTCCCGACGGACCCGGTCAGTACCACGGGCGGAACCGGGACGGGCTGTACGCTAACCGTCACCTGGGATACCGAGGGCCAGTTCGCCGCCGGCGACCTCCTCTGGGCGAAGGACTTCGCGGAGGCAGCTAACAACGGTCTAAAGACCGTCACGGGGACGCCGGACGAGAATACCGTCCCCGTCTCCGAGGACCTCGTGGACGAAGCCAGCCCGACGGGGACGATCTCCCGCGTAGGGTACGAGTTCGGGACCGCCGACCTCGACGTCGTCGTCTCCGGGACCTTCCCGACGATCACGTCCTCGGCGAAGGACTTTACCGAGCTCGGCCTGATCCCCGGGGACTGGATCTTCGTAGGCGGAGATACGGCTACCGATCAGTTCGCGAACGCCGTCAACAACGGGTTCAAGCGGGTCCTCAGCGTCGCAGCGAACGTCCTCACGCTCGACAAGAGCGACTCCACGATGGTCGCCGAGACCGGGACCGGACTCGACATCCGGATCTTCTTCGGCCGCGTGCTGAAGAACGAGACCGGGACGCTGATCAAGCGCCGGAGCTACAACATCGAGCGCACGCTCGGGGCTCCGGACGACGCCTCCCCGACTCAGATCCAGAGCGAGTACCTGACGGGCTCGATCCCGTCCGAGCTTACCCTGAACGTCAACACGGCGGACAAGGTCAACGCGGACCTCACGTTTGTCTCCGCGGACGCGGAGCAGCGGACCGCCTCGACGGGCGTCAAGAGCGGAAGCCGTCCGGCCATCACCGAGGCGGACGCCTTCAACACGAGCTCAGACTTCACTCGAATCCGGCTCGCAGTGTACGACGGGGACGACGAGGCGCCGACCCCCCTCTTCGCCTTCGTGCAGGAGCTCACGGTCACGATCAACAACAACCTCAGCCCGGCGAAGGCCGTCGGGACCCTGGGCGCGTTCGAGGTTACGGCCGGGACGTTCGCCGTGGGCGGGAGCATGACCGCCTACTTCTCCGACGTGGCCGGCGTCAGCGCCGTCCGCAACAACAGCGACATCACCCTGGACTTCGCGATCGTGAAGGCCAATGCCGGTATCGTCGTCGACATTCCGCTCCTCTCCCTCGGGGACGGGCGCCCGAACGTCGCCCAGGACGAGCCGATCACGCTGCCCCTCACGAACGAGGCGGCCACGGGGGCGAAGATCCAGAGCGCGCTGAATCATACGCTCCTCATGGTCTTCTTCGATTACCTGCCCGACGCGGCTGAGTAATAGAGCCCGGGGAGGGCGGTCAGGCGACGGAGGATAAACCGTGTGACCCTGCGCCGCCCTCCCCCAACTTTACGGAGGATCGCATGTCACTTAGGAAGAAGTTCAAGACGGACCGGAAGAGTGAGAACGAGGGAATCTGGCTCGACTACGGGGACGGCCAGCAGATCCTCGTCGCCCGCGCCAGCCGATCGAACAAGCGGTTCCAGGCGGCGGGACAGAAGTTCTTCAGGAAGTACCGCCAGCAGTTCAAGCACGGCCTCATTCCCGACGAGATCCAGGAGAAGATCGCCTACGAGACGTACGCGAAGACGATCGTCCTCGACTGGAAGGGCGTCCGCGCGGAGGACATCGGAGAGAAGGGCAAGAAGGAGGTCCCGTTCACCTTCGAGAATTGCGTCAGGCTCTTCCAGAACCTCCCGGACCTCTTCGACGACCTCCAGGCCCAGGCGCAGAACGCGCAGCTCTTCCTGGAAGAGGTCAGGGAAGAAGACGCAAAAAACTGACCGACGTCCTCCTCTACGCGCTCGGGAAGGGGAAGGACGAAGACTGGATCGCGGAGCAGTGCTACCGGCGCCGCCTCCCCCTCCCCGAGTTCATCGAGAACGCTCCCCAGCTCTACCCGTGGCTCGAGTTCTGGTGGGAAGCCTACCAGGACCTCTCGACGACGCGGCAGGCCGGGTTCGGCGGGGCGTACCCGATCTCGTGGCTCGCGATCTCCCACTACGCGGAGGCTCTCGGCTACGACGCGGACCAGACGGACGAGCTCTTCTATTTCATCAGTATAATGGACAGAGAGTTCCTTGCCTGGTACGAGGAGAAACATGGCAACAAGCAAAACCGGACCGGAATTTCAGGCCAGAATGAATCTTCAGGGAAAGTTCCTGGCCTCGGGCGTTGACGCCCTGATCCGGCGCGTCGTCCTCGCGGCGGACGAGGCGGCTGTGACCGCTACGCCCGTCGATACGGGGCGGGCTCGCGCCAACTGGATCGTCTCGATCGGGTCTCCGTCCGCCGAAATCGTCAATCCGGTCACTTCCGGCGAGCGGGGCTCAGGAGCGCGGGAGGCGGCCAACACGCAGGCCGCCCTCGACCAGGCGGGGGACGTACTCTTCGTCCGTCCGCGGGGCGCCTCCGTAGTGATTACAAACAACGTCGAGTACATAACTTACCTGAACGACGGAACGAGCCGTCAGGCCCCACACGGGATGCTGCCGGCGGCGCTGAAGGCCGCCGAGGCGGTACTGAAGCGCGCGAAGGTCCTCCAGGAACGTAAGCTGAGCGGGAGAGAGGACTGACGTATGCCGACTGAACGTATCGTAATCTTCGTCAACGAGAAGGGGACGCGGCGCGTGATCCGCGGCCTCCGCGGCGTCGGCGCCGCCGGCGCAAAGGCCCAGGGGCAGGTAGCGAGCCTCAACACCGCCCTCGTCGCGCTCGGGGGCGCCCTCGCGCTCCGGTCCGCGATCGGGCTCCTGGCGGACTTCGGCCAGGAAATGAGCACCGTACGCGCGATCACCGGAGCCACGGCGGAGGAGTTCACCGGCCTGCGGAATATCGCCCGGGAGCTCGGCGCCACTACGCGGTTCTCCGCGACCGAGGCGGCCCAGGGGCTCTCCTTCCTGGCGCGCGCGGGGTTCGACGCCTCCGAGGCGATCGAGACTATAGACGACACCCTGAACCTCGCCCAGGCTGGCGCCCTCGACCTGGGCTCTGCCGCGGACATCGCGTCGAACGTCCTCCGCGGGTTCCGGCTCCAGACGGACCAGGCCGGCCGCGTCGTGGACGTCCTCGCCCTCGCAGCCAACAAGAGCAACACGAACGTCCAGCAGCTCGGGGACGCCCTGAAGTTCGTCGCCCCGGTCGCCGCCGGCGTCGGCGTCGACATCGAGGAGACCACGGCGGCGATCAGCGCCCTCAGCGACGCGGGTCTCCAGGCCAGTCTCGCCGGTACCGGCCTCCGCCGTATCCTCTCTGAGCTCGAGTCTCCGGCCGCCAAGTCTCAGAAGCTCCTCCGGGAGCTCGGGCTCACGGCGGACGACGTGCGGGTCTCTCAGGTCGGTCTGACGACCGCCCTCGACCGGCTCGCCCGTTCCGGGATCGACACCGGCCGCGCCCTCAAGATATTCGGGGACCGCGGCGGCCCGGCCTTCGAGGTCCTCCGGGAGGCGGTCCGAGACGGCACGATCACGAAGATGGAGTCGCAGCTCGACAAGGCGGGCGGGACCGCGGAGCGCGTGGCGCGGATCATGGACGACAACCTGAACGGCGCCCTCCTCGCCCTGAAGTCGGCGGCCCAGGAGGTCATGCTCTCGCTCGGGGACATGAACGGTTCCGCGAACGTCCTCGAGAAGGTGGTCCGAGGCCTCGCGGACGCCCTCCGGTTCCTCGGCCAGAATATCGAGATCGTGGCCGGCGTGATCACGGTACTCATGATCCCGGCCGTCAAGACGCTCTTCGGATTCATAGCGGCTCACCCCGTCGGGCTCCTGATCGTCGCCCTGGGCGCTGCAGTCGGATCGCTAATCGCATTTAAGAACGAGATAAGAGTTACTTCTGATGGTCTCGTCACTCTCGGCGATCTCATGTCCGAGTCGTGGGAAACTGTCATCAATCTGCTGTCGGACGCTGTTCGGTGGTGGTCCGACCTCTTCGGTGGGGTCGAGGACGATATCACCGGCCTCCAGGACGACGTGAAACTTCCGCTTGAGAATATCCTCCTCTTCTTTGCGCGCACGTTCGATCGAATCACCGGACTTGCTCGCGGCATGGTTGCGGCTATCATTCGAGCAGTCCAGTTTCTCGCCGACGAGATCAAGAACGACCTTAGCGGGGTAATTACAGATGCACTTCTTCTCGGTAGAAAAAGAGCTCCTGGCGTAGATCTTCCGCCGCAGCTCTTTGCACGCCTCGGATTCCCGGCGCAACAATTTAAAGCAATGGAGCGCCGGCAAAGAAGTCAGATAAAACCCATAGGCGAACGCCTTGGTGAAGCAATGGGCGAGGCGTTCAAGATCGGATTCCAGAAGACGCCGCTGGAGGACCTCACGAAGGGGCTCTTCGAGGGGGCGCGGGAGAGGGCGAAGCAGCGGCAGCGGGAGGCTGCCTTCGAGGTGGCTCCGCGCGCAGGCGGCATGATCGGCACCGCCCTGGGCGGACCCCTCGGCGGAGCTCTCGGGGCCGGCGTCGAGACCCTCGGTCGCGTCTTCGCCCAGACGGAGGCGGGGCAGAAGGTCTTCGAGGTCGCCGAGAAGGGTGCCTCGGCGATCGGTAACTTCGCGGAGAATCTCAAGAACGCCAACACGGAGGCCGCGGAGACCCCGGGCTTCCTCGACGGCATGAGCGAGGCTATGGCTCAGCTCAACGCCTCGACCCTCGCCCTCGGGCAGAACGTCGGGGACCGGCTCGTCTCGGCCTTCGACGACGCCACCGGCGCCCTCGCGGACTTCGCCGCCACGGGGTTCCAGAACGTCGACGACCTGAAGCAGGCGTTCTCAGACCTCTTCTCTTCACTCGGCCGTGATATCCTGCAACTGATCCTGAAGACGCTGATCCTGAAGGCGATCGGCGGCGAACTCGGCGGGACGGACTCCGGCTCCGGTATAGCAGGACTCTTCGGCGGTATCATCGGCGTCGGCGGCGGAAAGCAGGCCGGCGGAGGCGTTATCGCGGACCGTCCGACCGTCGTCGGGGAGCGCGGTCCGGAGGTCTTCGTACCTCCGAGCTCCGGGACGATCGTCCCGAACCATAAGCTCGGAGGCGCTTCGGAGGTAAGCGTGACCGTCGTGAACGTGGATAATGAAGAGAGTATACCGCGCGCCATGAACGGCCCCGCGGGGGATAACGTGATCCTAAACTCGATCGAGCGGAACCCGGAGGCCGTCAAGGGAGTACTCGGACTATGAGCTGGAAGACTGGAACCTCGACCGACTTCGTCGACCTCCTCGACGACCTTATCACGTTCGCCACGGCAGACCAGGCGACCTCCGCCGTAGTCTCAGCCGGCGGATCCTCATACGTCGTAGGGGATAAGCTAACCGTCTCCGGCGGAACTTTCGGAACCGCGGCCACGTTCGAGGTCACGGCGGTCTCAGGGGGCGCCGTTACGACCGTGGAGCTCCTCGCAGGCGGCGACTACACCGTTACCCCAGGGAACCCCGCGTCGACGACCGGAGGGACGGGGACGGGCTGTACGCTGGCTGTAACGTACGTCACGCCGTGGTCCGTGCAGCGCCGTACGCAGAAGTGTACGACGGCGAGCGTTACGGCGGGCGGAACCGGGTACTCGGTCAACGATACCCTCACCCTCGTCGGCGGACTCGGGGACGACACGGCCGCCACGTACAACGTGGACTCCGTCTCCGGCGGAGTCGTCACGGCGGTCTCCGTCGTCAACGCCGGACACTACGCCGAACCCCTCACGACCCCGGTCGCCACTACGGTCTCGCCGACCGGCGGCTCCGGCTGTACGCTCACTCCGACGTTCGTAGATAACGATACGAACTTCAACGAGGCGATCCTGAAGGGGATCGGCGGCGGCTCCGACGAGATATACGTCGGGATCCGGACGTTCAAGGAGGGAACCTCCGCCTACAACTGGGAGCTCGCCGGGATGACCGGGTACGACTCCGGCCTCCTCTACGAGAGCCAGCCCGGAATCTCCCCTGGGCGGTACGACGACCCGCTTACGGCCGCGCGTCCCGGCTGCTACACCCCGCTCAACAACTCGACCCTCACGTACTGGTTCTCTGTTACTCCGCGGCGGATCGCTGGGGTGGCGAAGTCTGGATCGACGTACCCGAACTTCTACCTCGGCTGGCTCAACCAGTTCGGAACCTCCGCGGAGTACGACTACCCGTTCCTCGTTATGGGCTGCCAGAGCGAGTACGCGACGGTCTTCAGCTCGACCTCGATCTACTACAGCGGTATGTGTGACCCTATCGCCGGGAACGACGACGACCTCGGCCCGGGATACGTCCGCGATCCGGGAGGGAACTGGCGCTGCGTCAGGAACTCGGAGCTTCTGTTCTCCGCGAGAGGAGAAGTCACTGAATGCGTCGTATGGCCTGGCGGGACTCCGGCACCGCCGGCTTCGAGCGCCGATCTCTACTATAACAACACCTACGAGGGCAATGACTTCATACCGCAGACGGGCGACCCCGGGATACAGCAGATCGAGATCATGCAGACCCCGGACTCGAGCGGCAACCAGTCGATCCTCTTCCCAGCGACCGTTCTCCAGTCGAGCCCGGACAAGGTTGCCCACGGCGAGATGGCCGGTGTCTATGCCGTCTCCGCGGTGTCGGACACGACGAACCTCGTGACGGAGGACACCCTGACGATCGGCAACCGCGTGTACAAGATCTTCCAGAACTGCAACCGATCGGACAACTGGGCCTTCTTCGCTATAGAGCAAGCATAGGAGGACGACATGGCATACCAGACCGGAACCGCGTCCTCTCAGCAGGACTTCCTCAACAAGATGCTCACGTTCCTCACCGCGAACGGCTGGACGCAGGACGACTGGGACACGGCGAACAAGGAGCTCGCGTTCCACATCACGTCGCCGGCCTCCGTCTACATCTCTATGCGGTGGGACGCCACGGCCACGACCGGCGGGATCTCGATCCACCACGCGCTCGGGTACACGCCCGGAAATACGCCGGGGAACCACCCGAACGACAGCGGGACCGGGCAGAAGACCGGGTCACCGATCACTACGCAGCGGCGCCTCGACCGGATCGGGAACGGTCCGTTCGCGAACCACTACTTCTTCACGGACGGCCCGAGCCCGACGTACGCACACGTCGTCCTCGAGGTCGAGGCCGGCGTCTTCCGGCACATGTCATTCGGCAAACTCGTTAAGATCGGGGACTGGACCGGCGGCGAGTACGCCTGCGGCCACATCTGGAGCTCCTCTACGTTCCACCGGGATAATCCGCGCTCCACGTCACACCACGTCCCGTTCGACGCCGCGAACACGACGGCGTACAACATCGCCGACACGGTCCACGCGGAGGGGCTCCCGAATCAGCCCGGCTCCCCTGGGCGCTGGCTCGTCTCCTGGGCGGGCGAGATCGGCATGACGCCTGACGGGGACGGCGAGAGTCGCGGGTACGCGGTCGGGGGCGTCCGGGACGGTTTCCTTCAGAACGCCATGGGTCCGTACGCCGCGAACCCTAACAACGGGTACGTCCCGCTGATCCCGATCCAGGTCTGGTACCGGGAGGATTTCGTCACGCCGGACGGCTGGCGCCTCCTCGGGTACGCCCCCGATATCCGGGTCGTAAACATCAAACACATGGAGCCCGGGGACGAGTTCACGGTCGGGTCAGACGTCTGGAAGGTCTTTCCCTGGGTCCGTAAGCAGTACCTTCAGAACGATACAGACGAGAGCTGGAACGCTGGCTTCGCGTTCAAGAAGTAGGACGACATGGCAGAGTACCCTGGCGCAAAGCACCCCGGAGTTACCGCCGACACGGTAAATCGGATCACAGTGCCGAACTGGCAGGTCAGTACGGCCCCTCAGTGGTCCTCCGTTACCGCCAAGGCGGGAGAATCGCTCGCTATTCTCGCCGGCTCCGCGACGGGCGGTCCGCAGGGCGCAGGGGTCATTACGCAGCAGCCGACGGGCCACGCGGCCGTACTAACCGAGAACGCCGGGTACGACTGGTGGGGCGATATCCACATAATCGACCGTTCCTACGCCCTCGGGATCATCCTCTCCGAGGTACAACGGGACATCGAGATATACAGCGCGTTCAGGCGGCAAAGCCATACCTGGAACTCCTGGACCAACAACGTCGACGCCGGCGTCTCGATCCCGGACTTCCCGAGCCTCCCGACGACGCTCTACCCGCAGAGCGGTTTCCTCGGGACGCTCACGGTATCTACGGACGGGCCGCCGACGATCAACGGGACGATCGACTTTAGCGTCGTCGGGTTCGGCGCCTTCCAGATCCCGGTAACGGGGCAGCGCGCGATCATGATCCCGTTCCTCCCCGAGACGCCGTTCATTGAGCGCCTGGGCTTCTTCACGGACGTGATCAAGGGGCTCACGGGGGCGGAGCAGCGGATCGCTCTACGGGACGCTCCGAGGCAGATATTTGATACCGTCTACCAGCTCGACGGGCACGACCGGCGGGCGTTCCTCCTGATCCTCTTCGACGCCCAGGGGCGGGCGGCGGGGCTCCCGATGTGGCACGAGCCTACCTGGGCCACGGGGGCGATCGCGATCTCAGATACGATGATAAACGTGGAGTCAACCTCGTACGCTGACTGGCGCGAGGACTCCGTCGGGATCGTCTGGGAGAACTCGGAGACGTTCGAGGCCCTCGAGGTCGACAGCTTCACCGAGACGACGATCACGTTCAAGTCTCCGTTCCAAACCGCCTTCGCGGCCGGCGCCATGGTCATGCCCGTCCGGACCGCGCACTTCGAGGAGCGGGTCCGCGGCTCTCGGTTCCCGCAGAAGGTTCAGCGGCTCAATATCCGGTACCACGTCGTCGAGCCGGCCGTCGACCTCTCCTCTACGGCGGCGTTCTCTACGTACCGCGGGAAGGTTCTCCTCGACGAGGGGAACTGGATCGCCGCCGGTGAGCTCGAGGAGGAGCTCGCGCGGGAGCAGATCCGGCTCGACGGCAAGGTCGGGCTCTTCAACATCTGGAGCGACGAGGACGCCTCCCGGCGCGGTAGCCGGAAGGTCTTCTTCAGCGGGAGCCGGCAGCGGCTCTGGGAGGTCCGGCAGCTCCTCCACGCGCTCCGCGGGAGGGCGATCTCGTTCTACCTCCCGACGTTCTACGACGACCTCGAGATCACGGAGGACCTCACGCTTTCCTCGACGACGTGCAAGATCAAGCACGTAGGGTACACGGCCCTCGTACGGAACCGGTCGCCGAAGGGCGATGTGCAGGTGCTCCTGACGGACGGGACGAAGCTGAACCGTCAGGTCACCGGCTCTACGGAGCTCTCTGCTACGGAGGAGCAGCTTACGGTAGACTCACAGTGGGGGCAGAACGTCTCGCTCGACGAGATCGTTCGCGTCTCCTTCATCGAGAAGGTTCGTTTCGACAGCGATGAGATCATCCTCGAGCACACGAACGCGAACGGGCAGGCGGCCATATCGGCCCCGGTCAGAACGGTACTCGAATGACGTACGACGCACGAGAATCCAGCGTAGAAGCCGGGAACCCGGTCGAGCTCTACCTCTTCGCGTACGGAACCGTGACCCACCGGTACACGAGCTCCGAGCACGAGGTCTCCGCGCTCAGCGCGACCTGGGAACCGCTGAACATCAAGCGGACCCGGATCAAGAAGATGTCTCACGCCGGGAACGACAAGGTGCAGATCCAGATGCCGTCGAGCTCGGACTTCGCGAAGGTCTTCAAGCTCGTGGCTCCCGGGTACCGGATCTCCTGCACGATCTACCGGCTGCACCGGGACGACGGGAGCGTGGTCACGTACTACAAGGGGTTCGCGTTCTCCGCCGGGTTCAACGACCACGGCCGGACCTCGATCTTCGTGATCCTCCCGATCACGAGCGTCAAGAACCGGCAGATCCCGCGGGATACCTTCTCCGGACTCTGTAACAACGACCTCTTCGACTCTCAGTGCACGGTAAACGAGGCCGCGTTCACGCACAACCTCAACGTTACGGCGGTCTCCGGAGACGTCCTCACGGCGACCGGCGCCGGCGCCCTGGGCGCTGACTACTTCGAGAACGGGTTCGTGCTTTGGAACGGCGAGTATCGGACGATTATCCGGCAGAGCATGGACGACCTCACGATCCTCGTCCCATTTACTACGACTCCCCTGGGCCAGACGATAGGGTTCCGCGCCGGCTGTAAGAAACGGATCGCGGAGGACTGCCACACGAAGTTCAATAACAAGATCAACCACGGCGGGTTCCCGTTCGTCCCCGAGAAGAATATATTCGAGACAGGACTGGACTAATGCAGCCGATCAAGATCCCGTGCTGGATAATGCTCCTCATGGCGCTTAGCCTCCTCTTTCCGGCCCAGGAGGCAGACCCGACCGCGGTACGTGCGGACTTCGGCGTCTCGCTCATCGTCTCCGCCGTGATCGCCGTCGCCTCGATCGTGCTCGGGGAGCTCCTCCGCCCGAAGCCGAACATCGAGGACGCGCGCCCCGCCGCGCTCGGGGACTTCACCTTCCCGACCGCGACGGAGGGGAGGCCGCAGCCGATCGTCTGGGGTACGGTGAAGCTCGAGGGACCGAACGTGGTCTGGTACGGGGACCTCTCGCAGAACGCGATCAAGGAGACCGTCAAGACGGGGCTCTGGTCGAAGAAGTCGTTCATCCAGGGGTACCGGTACAACGTCGGCGTCCAGGCCGCCCTCTGCCGCGGCCGAATCGACAACCTCCGCCGGATCTGGATCGGCGACACGGAGGTCTGGAGCGGAACCGTCCAGGACGGCGTGATCAGCATCAACAAGCCGAACCTCTTCGGCGGCGACGACCACGGCCAGGGCGGCATGATCGGGGACTTCCGCGTCTTCTCCGGGTACGGGTCCCAGCCGGCCAGTACGTACCTCTCGACGTACCAGACGCCGCACACGTCCGCGTACCGGCCCGTCTGCTACGTCGTCTGGGAGGGCGGGTACCTCGGCAACTCCCCCTCGATAAAGCCGTGGAAGTTCGAGGTGCGTCGGATCCCGAACGGCCTCGGGCTCACCGGCGGGAAGGAGCTCGTTAACTCGAACGACTGCAACCCCATGAACGTGATCTACGAGATCCTGACGGACCCGCGCTGGGGCTTCGGGTTCCCGGCCTCCGACATAGATACGTCTGGCTTTACTACAGCGGCCGACACGCTCTATAGTGAAGGCAACGGGTTCTCTATGGTCGTAACGTCCGCGCTGGACGCCGGAGAGCTCCTCCGGGAGCTCGAGCGCCAGATCGACGGCGCGATCTACCTGAACCAGACCACCGGGAAGTGGTCCGTGAACCTGGCTCGCGACGACTACGTGATCGGCTCGGTACCGCAGATCGTCCGCGCGGACGGCGACGTGAAGCGGGTCAAGAACTGGGATCCCGGCACCTGGGAGTCGCTCATCAACGAGGTGTACGTGGACTTCAGTGACCGTAACCGAGGGTACAAGCCGACGTACGCGAAGGGGAGCTCCGCGGGGCAGATCCGCGCCCAGGGGCAGGTGGACCCGACGCACCTGAAGTTCCCGGGAGTGAAGGACGCCACGCTCGCGCAGCAGATCGCCGACCGGGAGATCCGGGAGCGCGCCCGCCCTCTCGGGAAGTGCGTCCTGGAGGTGAAGCGCGAGTTCTGGGGCCTGAACCCCGGAGACGTCTTCGCGTGGACCGACGACGAGATCGGGCACACACAGCTCCCCATGCGCGTGACGGACGTCGACCTCGGCACGCTCGAGGACGGTACGATCAAGATCACGGCTGTCCAGGACATATACAGCTACTCGAGCGGGTTCAACGCTCCGCCGCCGGCGAGCGGCTGGACCCCTCCCGACTTCGACGTCGAGGAGATCCCGGACGCGCGGCACCTGGTCTTCGAGGCGCCGTACGCCTTCATTCGGCGGGACCCGGTCAACGCGACCGCCCTCGACCGCCTCTGGGCCGGTGGCCGCCGGGAGGACGCCCCGGCGCTCAGCATGAACCTCTACGAGCGCAACTCCTCCGGAGCGCCCACGGGGAGCTACAGCCTCGCCGGCGAGGTCTCGGAGTTCTTCTTGATCGGGAAGCTCAAGACGGCTATGCTCGAGGAGGACCCGAACCCGAGCACGACGGATATCCAGCTCGAGGCTGACGACGACGTGCACGCGGACCTCCTCGCCGAGTTCTTCGCGAGCAACGCCGCGGACGTGGGCCAGAACCTCACGAACCTCCTTCTCGTCGAGGACGAGTTCTTCGCGCCGGAGACCGTCACGGACCAGACCACCTACATCGACCTGGAGACCTGTCACCGCGGCCTCCTCGACTCAGTCCCGCGGGACCACGCGGTCGGGACGAAGGTCTACCTCGTCTTCGTCGGCGGGAACCTCTCCGACACCGCGATCCCGCAGACTAACAACGTGCACGCGCAGCTCCGGCAGGTCAGCCGGTCCGACGAGACGACGGAGGGGGAGGCGGTCCAGAAGTCGCTGACCATGGACAACCGCGCGCGGAAGCCGTACCCTCCGGTCGAGATGAATATCAACGGGAGCCGGTACCCGAGCGCCCCGTCCTGGGACACCCTGAAGACTGGCGGCTCGACGCTCGACGACCGGGGGTACGAGGTCACGTTCACCCGCCGAAGCTGGCGCTGGTTCGACGAGGTCGAGGCGATCGGAACGGACGCCGGGACTCTGGACTCCAGCTTCCCGACGCAGGACACGACGGAGTACCGGGCGGAGATCCTCGACACCTCCGGCCCGACGTCTCTCGTGGTGACCTCCTGGGCGAGCGCGGCGAACGCCTTCCTCAGCCGGACGAAGATCCTCCGGGCGACCGGCGGGACGAAGCCCACGACGGTACGGGTGGACGTCGAGACCCGGCACAACGCGGACGGGACGACGCGGACGGCCCAGCAGGAGCTCACCTTTACGTTCGGTCCCGGGACGAGTACGCTGGACGACGATCACAACTGGGGCAACGTCGCGTTCGGCGCGATCTCCGGAACCTGGTCCGCTCCGCAGACGGGGACGTATACGTTCAACATCGGGACGGCTATGCCGAGCGGGAACGTCCAGGCGCGGATCAACGGCGGCGCGTGGCAGAACGTTATCACCGCGGGTCTCCTGACCGGAACCCTGGCGGGCGTCACCGCAACTGATACGATAGAGATTCAGCATCTCAGCAACACCGGGACGTCGACGGAGACGTTCCTCGAGTCTCTCGCCCCGAGCGGGACGGTGAACGCGCACGCAGTAATGATCTACTGACGGAGGTCCCCGTGGCTGATCGGATATACAGTAAGGAAGAGCTCGAGGACATCATGCAGAAGATCGCTCGCGTGACGGCGAAGGAGACGGTCCGCGAGACGTTCCGGGGGCTCGGCGTCGACATGGAGGACCCGATCAGCGTGCAGCACGACTTCGCCTTCGTCCGGGAGCTCCGGACGACGCTCTCCTGCGCCCGCCGGCGCGCCGTCATGGTGCTCGTGGGAATCGGTGCATCCGCCTGCGCGGGGGCAATTGGCCTCGGGATCAAGGCCGTTTTCACCAACTGAGCTCTCGGACCCTTGGACCATCGGGACCAGAAATCACCCCTACTGGCATGGAATCAGGGATGGTCCAATGGTCCAGTGGTCCAGAGGGAAAAACGAAACTTTTTACACGCGATTTTCGTTCCCAAATTCCCAAAAGGGAACCTATTTTATTCTCTCTAACTTTTAAAAAAGTAATGGACCATTGGACCATGAGTTTACACTTGGACTTAGGAGCGGACCAAGGGCGGGACCACCTCGGGACCACCCCTGGGCGTTGGACCACCCGCCGGTCCTCCGAGAATTGCCCTGTACAACCCGGCCGTTATGTGGTATTCTGGAACCAGAAGCATAGGACAAGAGAACCCCGGAACCAAGGAGCACCTACCGTATGGCAAAAAAGAAGCTGTCCGACGCGCAGATCCAGGAAGCCGTTCGCCGCGTCGCCGCTGGGGAGACCGTCCGATCGATCGGGAAGGATCTCGGAGTTGACCACAGTACGATCGTTCGCGCGGTCAAGAAGAACGCCCCGGGAGGCGGAGGGAAGGTAGTTAAAGAAACGGTTCCGGACGCGGAGGTCGGACAGGTCGTCGATCGATCGACGCTCGACGGCACGGTCGAGGTCCTCTCCTACGACCGGCTCCTCAGCCCGGAGGAGATCCGGGACATGGCCGGGATGGACCCGAAGCGGTGGATTCCTCAGTACGGCCGGAGCCGGCTCTACCAGTCGTTCTACAAGCTGAAGAACTTCCTCGACAAGCCGCTGATCCGGAAGCTCGGAGAGCTCTTCTCCTCTGGGCTCTCGGACGACGAGGTCTTCGCGGAGATCAACCGCGGCCTCGTGCAGGGGCACCAGAAGGTCCAACTGTACGGGAGCGGGGCGACGTTCAAGCGTATCATGACGGAGAGCATGGAGGAGGCCCTCCTGGACTTCGCCCGGGACAACGTCGCGCCCCTACGGCCCCGGAAGAGGCAGGAGCCGAAGAAGGGCGCGAACGAGGTCGTCTCCTGGGGCGTCTGGGACGCCCACCTCGGCGCGTACGCCTGGCGGGACGAGGTCGGCGCGGACTGGGACGTTAACATCGCGACGAATCGCGTCCTCAACTCCGTCGACGACATGATCGCGGAGCTCCGCCCGTACCCGATCAAGAAGGCCCTCATGCCCGTGGGGAACGACTTCCTGCACTTCGACAACGCGCGGCTGCGGACGACGGCCGGGGAGCACCACCTCGACGTCGACTCCCGGTTCGCGCGGGTCTATACCGCCGGCCTGAAGTGTCTCTGCTACATGGTAGAGCGCGCCGCGGCGGAGTTCGGGAACGTCGAGGTGATCTACGTTCCCGGGAACCACGACCTCGTGCTCTCGTATACCCTCTGCGCCGTACTGGCGCACCGGTTCCTCTACGACGAGCGCGTGAAGGTCGATCTCGGAGCGAACCCGCGGAAGTTCCGGCTGAACGGCGGCGTCCTCCTCGGGTTCGACCACGGGGCGAGGACGGCGCCGAACCAGCTCGCGCTGACGTTCGCGCAGCAGGCGATCGAGTACTGGAGCTCCTCGACGTACCGGGAGATCCAGGTCGGCGACAAGCACCAGAGGTGGGAGAAGATGTACGAGGGCGTCGTCCCTACGAACGGCGTCCTGATCCGCCGGCACCCGTCCCTCTGCAACGTGGACTTCTGGCACCACGAGCAGAGCCTTATCGGGGAGCCCATGAAGAGCGTCGAGGCGTGGCGGTACGACGAGGTCGGCTGCCGGAGCTCTCACATCGCCTGGGCGCAGGACGAGGAGCGGAAGCGGCAGCTACCTAAGATGCCGTAAGACGGCAGGAGCAGCGCGATGGCACGACCAGTCTACCAGACTCGTAAGGGCGCGGTACAGCTCGCGGCCTGGGAGCAGAACGGGCCGGAGGGGCAGAAGGGATACAGCTTCAAGCTGAACCGCCGGTACAAGGACAAGCGGACGCAGGAGTGGACCGACTCGCCGTTCCTCTTCGACAACGACCTCCTCGTCGCGGCGGCCCTCCTCCAGCAGGCGTTTGCAGACCTGTGCATTACGCGAGCCTCGCAGGCGCACGGCACGGGCGGCGCCCCCTCTGGGCGTACGGACGCCGCGGCGCCGGCGGAGCTCGGGCCTGCCGCAGCGGCACAGTACGTCCAGCGGAACCCGGACGGGTCCCACAAGATCGTCGACGCGAACGGCGACGAGATCCCGTTCTGAGTACATTCTGTACTTATTTTGGACACGGTTGTACCCGCGAGGAGTATAAATGAAGGATCACAGACCGGCTCCCTACGCGCACCAGGCGCAGGAGCTCCGAGAGCGTGCCTCTACGCCCGCCTGGGCGCTCTTCTGGGACTGCGGGACCGGAAAGACCCGCGCCGTCTTGGACCTGGTAGGCGAGCTCTACACTCGCGGAGAGATCGACGCCCTGTTCGTCCTGGCGCCCAACGGGGTTCACCAGGGCTGGGTATACGACGAGATCCCGAAGCACCTCCCTCCGGGCGTCCGGTACAAGGCGCTCGCGTACCGGGGCGCCTCCGCTGGGACGAAGTGGCAGTCCCGGGAGATCGAGGCCCTGCTCGCGTTCCCGGGGCTCTCGATCCTCACCATGAGCTACGACTCCTTCGTCACGACCCGCCGGAAGAAGACCCAACCGGAGAAGGGGAAGGAGACGTCGAAGAAGTTCCTGACCCGCCGGCGCTGCCTGTACGTGCTCGACGAGAGCCACCTGGTGAAGAGCCCGGGAGCCCACCGATCGAAGCTCGTGATCGCGAGCGGGTCCCTCGCCCCGTACCGCCGGATCTTGACCGGGACCCCGGTGGCGAACAAGCCGTTCGACGTGTACCAGCAGATGAAGTTCATTGACCGCAACTTTTGGAAGCCTCACGGCCTGAACTCCTTCCAGGCGTTCAAGACGTTCTTCGCGGTCTGGATCCAGTGCGAGACCCGGGAGGGGCGCCGGTTCCCGAAGCTCGTGACGTACCGGAACCTCGACCGCTTGAAGGCGATCCTCGCCGCCTCGGCCTCCCGGATCCCGAAGGAGACCGCGCTCCCGGACCTCCCGCCGAAGGTCTTCACGAAGCTACACTACGACCTCACGCGGGAGCAGCGGCGGGCGTACGAGGCGCTGCTGCACGACTACCGCGCCGAGCTCGAGAGCGGGGCGGAGGTCACGGTACAGCACAAGCTCACGCTGCTCCTCCGGCTCCAGCAGGTCGTCTGCGGGTACGTCCCGACGGACGACGGACACGAGGCGCCGAACCCTCACGTCTTCGACAAGAACCCGCGACTCGACGTTATGCGAAGCTGGTTCGAGGCGGAGGATGAGCAGGCGATCGTGTACGCGCGGTTCCAGCACGACGTGACGGCGCTCTGCGAGATCCTCGGGAAGAAGGCCGTGCGGTACGACGGCCAGACGGGGGACGCGGCGCGGCTCGAGGCGAAGAAGCGGTTCTGGGACGGCGACGTCCAGTTCTTCGTCGGGAACCCGGCCTGCGCCGGCACCGGGCTGAACCTCCAGTGCGCGCGGAAGGTCCAGTATTACAGCAACTCGTTCAACCTCACGCACCGGCTCCAGAGCGAGGACCGGGCGCACCGCGCGGGGCAGACCGGGCATGTTATAATCGGAGACGTGGTCGCGACGGGGACCGTCGACGACGACAAGATAATCCCGTGCCTCCGGGACAAGAAGGAGATCGCCGACATGCTCGTCGGCGACGACCCGCGGGAGTGGATCTGAGGGCGCGGCCGTGGTCTCAAAGGTAGGACGCCGGGATGTGGCCCCGGAGGTCGGAGTTCGATTCTCCGCGGTCGCCCCCACGGATCTCTTGAAAAACAGTTACGGTCCGAGAATTTTGTTTACAGAACGGCCCGACGGTGATAAAATGGTTTCAATCGAGAAGCCAAGAGCAAGGAGGAACCCATGAGCAGCGACGGATTCAGCACCCAACCCGCAGAGCAGGACGGCCTGGAACGACTGGCGGAGCTCGCCAGTGAGCTCGTCGAGCTCGAGAAGGCGGTCGAGGCCCAGAAGGAGCAGCTCGCCGCGGCGGAGCGCCGCGCGAAGGTCATGTCAACGAAGACCATCCCCGAGCTCGTCGTCGAGCTCGGGATACCGATCCCGGCGGAGGGGCTGAAGATCCCGACGCGGCACGGGTTCTCTATCATGGTGAAGGAGGAGGTCCACGGGGACTGCTCGAAGGCGAACATGCCGGCGCTGATCAAGTGGCTCGACGCGAACGGGGAGGCCGGTATGGTGAAGCGCGAGCTCAGCCTGGCGTTCAACCGGGACCAGAGCGAGAAGGCGCTGGAGCTCGAGAAGAAGCTCCGCCCGGAGTACCCCATGGTCGAGTCGAAGGAGACCGTACACAAAGGCACATTGAAAGCCTGGGTTCGCCGACGCCTCGAGGCCGGGGAGAACCTCCCCGACGTCGTGACGTTCGAGATTACCAGGAAGGCTAAAGTCGTCTGATTCTCTCTACAGGAGGTACTGAATGTCGAATCAGAAGTCTACGAAGGCAGTCGCGAAGCGGGAGGAGGCGTCGGTCGTTCCGGCGTCCTACCTCGAGGGCAGAGAGCACGGAGGGTTCGATCCGGACGCCGACAAGGAGATGTCGGTTCCGTTCCTCGCGCTGCTCCAAGGGCAGTCAAAGCAGATCATGGACCCGGAGTGCCAGGTCGACGGCGCGAAGCCGGGTCTGTATCTCAACACGGTCTCCGAGGAGGTGTACGGGAGCGAGCTCACGATCCTGCCCGTCCTCGAGACTATGTGCTACGTCGAGTGGATCCCGCGCAAGCCAGACGGCCCGCCCGTCGAAGGCGCCGGCGTTCCGGTCGCGAAGTACGATCCGAAGGACCCGTTCATTCTCGGCCTCCGGCAGGAGAAGGACTTCGGGAAGCTGACGCACCCGGAGAACGGGAACGACATCGTCCAGACCACGTACCTCTGGGCGCTGATCCTCCACGAGGACGGCAACTGGGAGCCGATCGTAATCTCGATCACGAGCACGAAGTACGGCCCCTACAACCGCTGGCGGAAGAAGGCCAGCATGTTCACCGTGCTCGGAGACGACGGCAAGAAGCGCCGGACGGACCTGAGCAACCACCTGATCAAGGTCGGGACCCGCGGCGAGAAGAAGCACGGGTACAACTTCTTCAACATGACGATCGAGCCCGCCGGCGGGTCGATCCGCACGTCCCTCGTCCTCGACCCGGAGGACCCGCGCGCGCTCGCCGCGGCGGAGCTCCGCAAGCTCGCCCTGAGCGGGAAGGCCAAGATAGCCGAGGAGGAGCGTGAGGGCGGCGGCGAGGCCGTCGAAGACGACGTCGAGTTCTGAGCGAGAGACCACCAAGACTCCTTGCTTCACGATTCGTCGGAGGGGAGGCCCCCAACCTCCCCTCCGGCACCTCTTAACTGAGAAAGGACTCCGACGTGATCTACCTCGAATCAGGAACCATGCAGCTCGTCAATGGGTTCCTCGCGCGGCACCCGCAGCACGGGCTCGAGATCAAGATCCTCCCGGACTACCGCGTGAAGGTCCGCCTCCACTGCCACAACGGTGAGAATTGGATGGGATGGCGGGCGGAGTGTCACCGGAACGAGCTCAACCGGGTAGTCCGGGAGCTCCTGGACCAAGAGATACTGAGCGGAACGTAATGGACTGGAGCGCGCAGCAGCAGAAGGCCCTCCGGCGCGTCTCGCGCTGGCTGAGGAACGGTGACAGCTCGATCTTCCGGCTATTCGGATTCGCAGGAACAGGTAAGTCGACGCTCGCGCGCCACCTCGCGGAGGACGCCGGCCGGGTATTCTTCGCAGCCTATACCGGGAAAGCAGCCGCGGTTCTCCGCAACATGGGCTGCCCGGAGGCGGAGACGATCCACAGCCTTATATACAAGGTCCGGGACGGCGACGCCTCGGACCTCGTGACCGTCGCGGCCGAGCTCGACGCCCTCCGTAAGGAGGACCCGCCGGACGAGGTCGCCGTCAAGCTGAAAGAACGCGAGCTCGAGAAGGCGCGGCAGCCGCGGTTCGAGCTCAACCCAGATAGCAAGCTCAGAGAGGCGGACCTCCTCGTCGTGGACGAGGTCAGCATGGTCGACGAGCGCATGGGGCGGGACCTCCTCAGCTTCGAGGTCCCGATCCTCGTCCTGGGCGATCCGGCTCAGCTCCCGCCGGTGAGGGGCGCGGCGTTCCTGACGGCCGCCGACCCGGACGTGATGCTGACGGAGATTCACCGGCAGGCGCGGGACGACCCGATCATCCGCCTCGCCTCCCTGGCCCGGGGGCGGCAGCTCCCGCCGTTCGGGGAGTACGGCGCGACGCGGGTGATCCGCCGGGACGAGTTCGACCCGGTACGGGAGCTCTCTGAGGGGGAGCAGATCATCGTAGGGAAGAACGTCACGCGGAAGCGCGCGAACGTCCGGCGCCGCGAGCGCCTGGGCTATACAGACCCGCTCCCGGTCTCCGGGGACCGCCTGGTCTGCCTCCGCAACAACCACGACCTCGGGCTGGCGAACGGGGCGATCTGGAGCGTCGTAGAGCGCGCCGGGGACCCGGACGACGGTTTCATACCTCTGCTCCTCGAGGAGGACGTAGAGGGCGGCTCGCGGCTCGCTATCGACGTTCATACCTGTCACTTCCTCGACGAGGACCTCCCGTGGTTCCAGCGAACGGAGGCGGAGGAGTTTGACTACGCCTACGCTCTGACGTGCCATAAGGCCCAGGGGAGCCAGTGGGACGGGGTGGTGGTAGTGGACGAGGGGGAATGCTTTAGAGAAAATCAGTGGCGATGGAGATACACAGCGTTGACTCGGGCGTCGCGGAGGCTTGTCTATGTGCGAAGATAGGTTTAGACGATTCTATGTCGAAGCTAATACTAATGAGTGCTGGCCATGGTTAGGAGCTCTAGCTGGTGGTAGGGGAGGAGAATACGGAGTTTTTAGACTATCGAACCCGCGCCGCATAGTGTATGCTCATAGATATGCGTACTGTCTTGCGAACGGAATCTCTAAGCTGTCAGCCGAGACAAAGATTCGACATACCTGCGATAATCCGCGTTGCGTGAATCCGAGCCATCTATTATCTGGGAGTCAACGAGACAACGCGAGAGACATGTGGCGGCGCGGGAGAGAAGGGCAGTACGGGAAGCTATCGCGACGTCAAGTGGTTGAGATCAAGCGGAGACTTAAGACTGGAGAGAAGGTGACTGTTTTAGCGAGAGAGTACGGAGTAACTCATTCCGCTATTTCTCGTATCTGGTCGGGTAAAGTTTGGAGACGAATTCCTTAAACAGAAGGAGGACACGACGATGCGTAAGCGTGACGTTGCGACGATCTGCTTCTTCGCCGTTCTGGGCCTGATCCTGCTCGTGGCTGGCTGCGCCCAGCTCGACGAGTTCTTCGCCCCAGACCCCGTGACGGGCGTCTCACCGGCGAACGAGGTCGGTGACACGATCCGGGACACCGGTAAAGGTCTGGGGCTCGCGCCCTGGGGGGAGATCGGGGCCGGTATCCTCGGCCTGATCGGCGCCGGCTATCTGCTCGTCCGTAAGATACAGCGGGTACGAGTGGGGAAGGTGCCGGCGAAGTGAACCCCATAGTGCTGCAAGTTCGGAACCTCACCGAGGCCGTTCCCGAGCTCCTCCGCCTCCTCGTCCGGGAGGGGAGGAGCCGGGAGGATCGGCTCGTCGTCGAGGACCGAGTGATCGTGCAGTACAGCAACCCGTTCGAGGGGGTTGTCGCGTGGCCGCAGTGGCCGGACAGCCCCCTCGAGCTATTCTGGGGGGCGCTCGAGAACGCTACCATCATGGACTTCAAGTTCGAGGACCGAGCCCAGGACACGGACCAGGACGGCCCGCTGACCTTCTTCGTCTCGTTTACGGGGACGGATCTCCGGGACGCCGTCGGCTCGGTACCGACCTCGACGTCGATCGCCATGCAGTTCTGCCGGATCTGGCGTCGTACGCCGGTGGAGCACCTTCAGCTCACGTACGGCGACTTGGGCTGCGACAAAGCGCTCCTGGACCTCTGCGGGGAGCTCCTCCTGGAGGTCGCTCCGTACCCGGAGCTCGGGAACCTCGAGGAGCCGATCGACGAGCAGGCGGCGACGGAGCTCCGGGCGTTCGTCTCG